AGCGTCGCGGCCGGGATCGCCGCCGACGTCGTCGCGTTGATCGGAAACGCCGTCCCGCCGTCGGCGGCAAGCGTCGGTGCCGTGCCGTTGGTGACGTTGAAGACGAGCGACAGCCGCGTACCGTTTTGGGGCGTCGACGCATAGCCCGAGTTCGTCGTGACCGTGTAGGCGGTCGACGTCCCTGAGGTGGTCAGCGCGCCCGCGATGTCGGCCGCATAGCGCGCGATCGCCGCCATCATGGCGCGGCTCGACGGCGAGACCGCGCTCGGCGCCATGCCGGTCGCCCAGTTGATGGTCGGGTCGGCGGTCGCGTTCGACGCCGGCGTCTGCGACCATTTCCAGAGCTGCTGCGCGGATGCGGGTGCGCCGGCGCAAAGCGCGCAGGCGAGCGCGAGTGCAGGCGCAAGCGCGCGTGACGATGTGCTCATGCGTCGATCTCTCCTTTGTGCGTGATCTTGTCCGAAAACCGGTGTCCACCCCGGATCAGGTCCGGGGCAGGCTTTTTCGGGATCACGCACTAGCGCTCCGACGGCCGTGCCGGCCGCGGTGCGTGCCTGGGGCGCGCCGGCGCGGCGCGAACGCCGGCCGGGGGTGAGAACGCGCCGGGCGGCAGCGCGTTGCCGCGCGCATCGCGGTATTGGCCGCTCGAGGCATCGAAGGTCAGCGGGATCCAGTTGCCCTGCGCATCGCGCACCGCGACATGCTGGTACTGCTTCGGCGAGAAGGTTTGAGCCCCGACCTGCCGCAGCAATTCCGGATTGCGCGCGGCCGCGTCCGCGACCTCGGGCGCAACCCCGCGCGACTTCAGCGCCGCAGCGGTCAGGTCCTGGGTCTGCCGCTCGCGCATCTCCGGGCTCAGGATGCCGGCGATGGTCGCGAGCCGGCTCTTGAGCGATTGCGCGAACGACGGCGCGGGCGCGGATGCGGCGCCCTGCGCGGAGGGCTGCGGCCAAGACCCCGGCCAAGACCCCGGCGAAGACCCCGGCCAAGCCGCGCCATTCGTCCCGATGCCGGACGGCACTGCCGCATTCGCCGCCGCGAAGGCCGGCAGATCGTTGTCGCTCGCGCTCGCAGCGCCAGCTTGCGGCGCCGACGGCGCCGGATCGGGAGGCGGCACGTCAGGAGAAAGCCCGAACGCCGGCGCGGGCGGCGCTTGCGGGGTCGCGGCCGCGAGCGCGCGCCAATAGGCCGCCGCAGCGGCGGCCTCGCGCGCGGCTTGCTGCTGCGCATCGCCCTGCGACGGGTCGAACCCTTGCGCCGGCGGGAGGTTGAGCATGCCGAACGGGTTGCTGCCGTTCAGCGCATAGGAGTCGAGAAACGCCATGGTGTGTTCCTGGTTGTGAGCCGATGTGAGCTGTAGCCCGCATGAGCGAAGCGACATGCGGGGAACCGCGTGGCGAGTCAGCCCCCGGATGTCGCGCTTACGCGCTCATCCGGGCTACGGTGCTGGGCTAGAACAGCCCGCTGAGCAATCCGATGCCCTTGCCGAGCGCGTTCGAGAGGCCGCCGATGGTCGAGCCGGCGCCGGTCGATCCGCCGCTGCCGAACAGCGCGCTGAGCATCCCGATCGGCGACAGCGTCGACGAGGTGTCGCCGACCGTGTCGGTGGCACCGGTGCTGGAGGCATTGCTCGACGCCGCGTTGCTGCTCGTGCCGGACGTGCTGCCGCTCGAGGTCTGACCGAGGCCCGCGATCGGCAGCGCAAGCTGTGACAGCATGCCGATGTTCGTGAACGGCAGCCCGTAGGCGGTGTTCGCGGCATTCACCGCGGCGGTGCCGGGCGCGGTGTAGAGCCCCGGCAGCGACGCCGCCAGGTTGACGCCGGCCTCCTGGTTTGCCAGCGCGGTCTGGTCGAGGCCGCTGAGCCCCGACGCGGTCGTGCCGGCGGCGCCGAACAGGCTGTTGGCGGCACCGAGTTGGGTCGCGACGTTCTGATTGTACTGGTTCGTGATCAGCGGCGCCTCGCCTTGGCTGAGGCCGAGCGCCAGCGCCTGCGTGTTCGCCGGCGAGAGATCGCGCCCCGCCGCGGCGAACTGGTCGTTGATCTGGTTCGTGATGTTCTGGTTGGTGGTGTTGAGCGCGGTCGACAGCCCCGGCGTCGTCATCGGATTGAGGTAGGAGGCCGAGAGGTATGGCGCGAGGCTCGACTGGTAGTCGGTAAGCCCGCCCGAGAGCAGCCCGGTATATTGCGGCGTTGCGTCCATCAGGCCGCCGACCACGCCGCTTGCCGCCGCGCCCTCGTTCGGGATCGCGCTCGCCCCGGCCTGCAGGTTCGCGACCGCGTCCGACTGCGCGGTGCTCGGCGTCGTCGACAGGCCCTGCAGGCTCGACAGGATGTTGCCGATCAGCGGCTGCGCCGCCGCCCACGGCCCGCTCGACTGCGCGCTCGTGCTCGCGGTCGCGCCCTGATTGCTCGACGTGTTCTGCGACGAGCTCTGGGTCGCCTGATTCGTGTTCTGGTTCTGCGTCGAGGTTCCAGCACCTGGCATCACAGCACCTTCTGCAAAACGATCCACGGCTCGCGGTAGTCCTTCAGCATCGCGCGCCAGCCCTTGCGGCCCTCGATGCGGCAGACGTCGCAGCCTTCACGCCGGCCATAGTCCTCAAGCTGCCGGATCAGCGCGATCCAGCACCCGATCTCGCGTCCGGCGCAGCATTCGATGCGCAGCACCTTGCGCGTCGGCGTCCGCATGATTTTCGTGGTGAGCGCCGCGAGCAGCGCGTCGCGCCACACGATCCAGAGCAGCGAGCGCCCTGCCCGCACATCCTGTTCGATCGCCGCCAGCGTATCGTCGGCGCCGTCGCGGAACGCGCGCGCGAGCAGCGGCTGCACATGCGGCCAGATCGCATCGATATATGCCGGATCGACGCAAATGAGTTCAGCCGATGGCGAGATACGAGAAGGTACGGTCGGTCTGGCTGTTGTTGGCATGCGTGATCACGAAGCTTCCGTTGGCGACGCTCGCGGCCGCCACATAGATCGTGCCGTTCTTCACCTCAGCGGCGGCATCGGCGCTGCGCGCAAACAGGAAGATCGCGCTTGTCGCCGCGCAGTTCGGCGCCGCGACCGTGGTGCTCGCGGCGTTCGGGCTGAGCGTCACCATGCCGGCCGCATTGGAGCGCCCGGCGATCAGCTGGCGCAGCGCCGCCACGATGCGGCCGATATGGGTCTCACCCGGCGCGAGATTGATGCCGCTCATGTTGGAGTCCTGTGGTCCCGTAGGGCGGATTAGAATCGTAGGGCGGATTAGCCGCGCAGCGGCGTAATCCGCCAGCTGACTCGCCACGTGGGTGCGGCGGATTACGCGCCTATCGGCGCTAATCCGCCCTACAGAGCCTCACCTTGTCCCGGTCAGCCGGAAGTCCGGCTCCACGCCGCGGGCGTAGGACCAGTTCGAGCCGAGCGGAAGGCGCACGCGGGCGCGCGCGTAGCGCGCCTCGACGCGCTGCGGGCAAACTGCGATCGTGTTGAGCGCGGTCTCGGCCGAGTAGCTCGAGCTCGCCTGCAGGCTGTCGCGCGCCGCGAGGCTGCAGACCGCATCTGGCGAGTCGGTGATCGGCCGCACCGCGTTGATCTGCATGCGCCGCCCCATGCCGTCCTGCTCCGGCGTCTCGAGGATCGCCTCCATGGCGGCGCCGGAAAAGAAGCCGACGACGTGGGAGGGATCGACCGCCGAGAGCTGCGCCAGCGAGGCGAGCGAGACGTCATCGAGCGAGAACGGCAGCGCATCGAGGACGCCGCCGACGAGGCCGCCCGCCGCGTAGGCATTTGCGAAGCGCGAGCCCCGCAGGTCGATGTGCGTGCCGTCGATCACGCTGATCACCCAGGTGCCGTTCGCCTCGGTGGTGCCGCCGACCCCCGAGATCGTGCGCGTGTCGCCGCTCGCGAGCCCCGCGGTCGAGCCGACCGTGAGCCGAATGGCGCCTGCGCCATTGTTCGCCGCGCCGGATATCGTGACGGCGCCGGGCGCGATCGGGTCGAGCGCTTCCAGCGTCAGGCCGGGCTTGGCGAGCGCCGCGAGATATTCCCCCGACACCGAGAGCTTGGTGAAGCGCTTCAGCACCGTGTCGTAGCAGATGATCGTGTCGAACAGGCCGGCGGCGCCAGCGATCGACTTATAGGCCCAGAACACGCGCGTATGGGTCGGGTCGGTCGCGCCGATCAGGTACTGCAGGTTGGCGACGTCGAGATCCGCAAAGAAGGTGCGGTCGATCTTCTCGCGCGCGATCGGCGTCGGGTAGCCGCCGGGCGGGATCACCTTGAAGCCCTGCGGCGAGACGAAATAGACCTGGTCGCCGGCGGTGACGATGCTCCCGGCATTGAGCGCGCCGTCATTGCTCGCGATCTTGACGATGTCGAAGACCTGCGGCGAGCCGGGCGCGAAGATCATGTTGCGGATGCACGAGTCCTGGAACACGACGCCGAACTGGTCGTTGCCGGCGACGCCCTTGAGCGTGCCGCCATCGGCGAGATCCTGGAAGTTCGACTGCGCGGTGACGTTGTCCCAGGTGGTCGGCTGGTTCAGCCCGCTCCACTGGATGCGATACGGCAGGCCGGCGAGGCCGGTCAGCACGACGAAGCGGTTGATCACCGCCACATAGGCCGCCGGCGGCGGCGCGCCGCCGAGCGCGGAAAACGTCGTCGATGCGCCGAGCGTGAACACCTGCGGCGCGACGTTGACCTGAACCGCGATCACCAGCGCGTTGAACTGGATGAACTGCCAGTTCTGGCCGTTCGGCACGCCGGAGTAGCCGGGCGAAGCGCCACCGGCCGAGACGAGGGTCCAGCCGAAGGTCGTGTTGTTCAAGAGATAGAGGTCGGTCGCGGTCGCGGCGAAGATCGAGATCGAGCCGTCGGCGTTGCGCGCGAAGAAGTAGCCGCGGCACGGACCCGGCAGCGCCTGGGTGAAGCCCTGCAGCGTCTTGAACGGCCCATAGCCGTCGGCTTGCGGCACCACGTTGAGGATCGTCGGCGACTCGCCGGTGTCGAGATCGATCACGTCCGGCGCCCATTCGCCGAATTGGATGAGGGGCATGGTGTGCACTCCGTAGGGCGGATTAGCGCGCGGCTTCGCGCGCGTAATCCGCCGAACCCACGTAGCGAGTCAGCCGGCGGATTACGCCGCTACGCGGCTAATCCGCCCTACGATCCGATTAAAACCCCGTCGGCGTCACGCGCCCGCGGCCGGTCAGCTTGCTCGCGACCTGCTTCAGCTCACTGTAAGCGTCGGCGCAGGCGCCGGTCTCCGGGTGCATGCGTTGCGCAAGGTCCGGATAGTCGACGCCGTAGTTGATCGAGAGCTCGTACTTTGCACGCGAGCGAATGAGCCGCTCGCCGTCCTGCATCCAGCGGCAGGTCGTGTCGCTGTCAGAGGCCGGTGGCGCGATCGCCATGTGGCCGGCGACGAGGATCGGATAGGCCGTGTCGGGCACCGGATAGAAGCGCAGCTGCTCGTTGTAATAGGCGAACACGAGCGGCATGCCGTGCTGCGTGCCGGTCTGGGTGAGCAGCTCCACCTCCTCGGGCTGGCGGCGCTGCAGTGCGAAGCGCGTCACGCCGAGCGTCACCGTGACGTAGTCGAAGAGATAGAGCGTGCCGATCGCCGCATTGTCGCTCGCCGTGTAGAACTCCTGGCCCGCGACCGTCTCGAACTGGCCGACGTCGCGGCTTTCCGAGAAGCGAAACCGATGCGCCTGATAGACCGCGATCGCGTCGCCGATGCAGACCGCGATCTGGCTCGCGAGATCGGACCGCCCGCCGAGCTCGTCGGCGATGCGATCCTTCATGTAGCCGAGCGTGCCGGCGGCGAAGGTGGACGGCCACGTCATGGCGCGGCCGCTACGCGCTGATCAGCCGGTGCCAGGCGCCGGCCGCGGTCGAGAGGTACTGCACGGTCTTGCCGGCCGCCTGCGACACGCCGGTCGCGCCCGCGGTGCCGTCGATCGTGTCGGTGCCGTTGCCGAACACTTGGGCTGCATTCGCGCCCGCATTGATGATGCTCAGATCGAGCCCCGGCACGGCGGCCGGCAGCACCACCGAGTCGCCGGCGGTCGCGACCGTGGTCACGCGGGTGATCATCGCGACGATCGGCACCGCGTTGGTGCGCCCGCCGCCCGCATTGGCGGTGACGCCCTCGCGGTACGACACCGTCATCAGCGAGCCGGAAAAGCCCTCGCCGGTGCCGTTGGTGAACCAAGCGCCGGCGGTCGCGCACATATAGAACGTCGCCGAATTCGGCATCTGCGAGACGCCGGTCGCGGCCGCGACGCCGTTGATGGTGTCGGTGCCGTTGCCATAGACCTGCATGGCGTTGGCGCCTGCATTGATCACCGCGACCGAAAGCCCGGGAAACGAGACCGGCAGCATCACGCTGTCGGCGGCGGTCGCGACCGTGGTGACGCGGTTGATCTCGTTGGTGAGCAGCGTCGCGCCGGCCTGTCCGCCGCCGGCGAGCGCTGTGATGTTGTCGAGCGCAGACTCCTGCAACAGGCCGACCTGCAGCCGCTCGCGCTGATGCAGGCCGGCAACGCCGGTGGTGGACGTGATCGCAACCATCGAGGCGATTCCTTTGTGGGGGTGATGAATTGATTGAGCCGCCGACCGAGCAGCGTGTTTTCCCTCCCCCTTGTGGGGAGGGTGCCCTCGCGGAGGCGATAGCCGAGCGAGGGCGGGTGGGGGTCGGAGTTTGACGACCCGCCAGCGCGACAAACTCTGACCCCCACCCCTACCCCTCCCCACAAGGGGGAGGGGAACAGGCCGAGCCCGCGGCTCGCTCGGCGGCTAACGCAGCACTAGCTCTTCCAGCCGCCCTCGTACTCGATCACCACGATCGCCTGGCCGGCGGTCGCGGCGGTGCCGCTCTGCGCGTACTTGGCAAACACCGGCGTCTCGCCCGCCGCCGTGAGCGAGCGGCCGAGCCCGCGCGTGACCTGCGTCACGCCGGTCGCGGCCGGGTTCACGTCGGTCGACGCCACGATGTTGTTGTCGTTTGTCGGGTTGGTGCCGATCGTGAGCGCGTTGCTGGTGCCGGCATTGAAGGCGGTGACGATCTCGACCGTCACCGAGATGATGAAGGCGCCGAACGGCAGCGACTCGTCGAACGCGACGCCGCTGCCGATGTTCGGATCGTTGAAGTTCACCGTGTGCTTCAGCAGGTTGGAGACCTGCGTCGCGACGCGGCGCGCCTGCGGATAGGCGGGAGGAATGTTGGTTGGCATGATGCCTGCTCCTTCGTGCGTGATCCCGAAAAGTGGATGCCGGTTTTCGGACAAGGCTTGTCCCGGACTTGATCCGGGATCACGCACAATCCAAAGAAACCGACGGCGCTGACTCGACTTTGTCGAGTCAGTGCCTAGGTGTGCGGCGCCGCATAGGTGGTGACCACCACCGTGCCGAAGTCGATCGAGTTGAAGCGCGTCTTCTTCAGGCCGAAGATCGACCAGGCGGAGACTTCGAGGCGCCGTTTGTGATCGAAGAGCTCCTCATTCCATCTCAGCTTGGCGGGCGCGTTCTTCTGCCCGAAGCCGATCATCGCGGCACTGGCGCCGAGCAGCACCGCGCGCTTGGTGTTGGCGACCGTCGAGCCCGCATTGGCAATGCCGTTCGGCAGGTCGCGCGAGGAGCGCAGGACGACGCCGTTGTATTCACCCAGCGCGCCGCAGAAGATCGGGTTCTTGCTGATCTCGCCGCCGGTGATCGCGGCGCGCTGGATGTCGAGCCACTGGCCGGAGCCGGTGTTGGTGCGCAGATTGGTGATCTGCCACGGGTGCAGATACATCACGTACTTCTCCGAGCCCTCGATCATCACCGGGCGGATGCGCGGGATGGTCTCGAAGCCGTTGGCATCGAGCGGCGGCGTGGTCGCCTGCTCCTTCGCCTTGTCGATCAGGTCGAGCGTGAAGGTGTCGTTCGAGGTGACCGAGGCGTCATCCGTGTAGGAGTTCTGCCGGATGATGCGCGGCGCGGTGCCGGTCGACGGCGCGGTCGCGGCGTTGAGGCCGGTGAACTTCACGTTGGTTTGCACCGTGTTGCCGGCGACCGCATTGAAGAACGACACCGACCAGCGCTTCGCCCACCAGTCCTTCAGGCCGGTGCGCGCCTGCGCGCGCAGGTCGAAGGGCACGCGTTGCGCGTCGATCGTGTTCTCGCTCTTGACGCCGACGACGTGGCCGAGCTCGTTGATCACGAGCGCGTCGGAGTAGATCGAGAGCGACTCGCCGTTGCCTTCGGCGAGCTCGTTCTCGGTGAAGCCTGCGCCCTGCAGCTGAACCTGCAGGCCGAAAGTGACCTGGTCGCCGGGTCCCTTGCTCGTCTCGGTCTTCAACTGGATGACCGCGTTCTCGTCCTCGCCGATCAACGGCTTGATGTCGGTGGCGTCGAGCGCCTGGAGCGAGAGCGTGCGGGACCACAGCTTCACGGCCAGGGCGTCGTTGACGCCGAAGTCGGTGTAGCTCATGGGGATCCTCGTTTGGATGATGTGAAAGGATGAAGCGCGGAAGACGCCCCGCGGGGCGAGCGGTCACTTGGCGCGACCGCAGCGCTTGAGCTGTTGTGGCGAAGCTGCGCTTCGCGACCGGGCTCAACCCGAATGCCGCTTGGCGCGACCGAAAGGTCGCGCGGACATGCGCGGCATGGCATGTGCTGGTCGAAATTCAGAAACGCGAAAAGACGAGAGCGGCCGGCTCTCAATTGCGCTTCGGTCAGGCCAAGGGCAATCGGAGCGGCGCCAACAATCCGAAGACCTGATAGGGCCCGAGCGCTGAGGCCGGTCGCCCGAACGAGGCCACGCGCGTGGACGGAACCGGCGGCGCCAGTGAGCCGAATAACCACGGATCGTCGGTCGGCGCAAAGGCGCGGGCGCTGAGCAACGGATCGGAAGCGACCGGGACCAACGGCGCCAGCGAACCGAACGACGCGATCGAATCTGATGCGACCGGCTCAGTCGGCGACCCCATCGACAGTCTCTGAGCAAGCCGCCCCAGCGGCGACATAGACGCCGATGTTGGCGACAGGAACGGGGCGTCCGCTCGTTCGGTGTTACCGCCGGCGAACGGGGTCGGATCAGCGAGAAAATCCGGACCGGACCCGTTCAGCGAAGGCGACATATCGGCGGCGTTCCAAGAGTCAGCTTCGCCTCTCGGCTGCTCCAGATCTGATCTTCTTGGATTTCGGAGCTGATCGAACAGCTTGTTGTAATCATTGACCCAATCTGGCGGGCGCGTCTTACCGACATTCCCCGGCATCTGCCCCGGGAAAGGAACGGCGTTGAACGGACCAAACCGGCCCGCCCCGGGCGCGACGGTCGAACGCTGTTCGGGCGGGGATTCGCTGGCGTCCTGCGGCAGCGCGTCAGAAAGATCGATCCCGAGTTGCTGCGCGGCCGTCGCCCTTTCGGGGTCGATTTTTGCGAGGCTCTGAGCCGCCGCTTCGGGATCTCGAGGCGCGATGACTCGGAGAAACGTGACGAAGTTGGTATTGCCATCTCTGCGGGTCGTTCCGCCAAAGAAGTAACCAAGCTTCCCTGGCTCCGTGGTAAATTCCGCTTCCGAGGGACCCTTGGTGCTTTGTGATCCGTAGAAGGTTCCGGTTTTGGATTCCGGTTTATAGTCTTTGACGATGCCGATATGCCCTTGGCCTTTATCGTCCCGGAACATGACGAGATCACCGGCTCCTGGCCCTGTCTGTTGCGAGTCGATCTTCGCATAATACCGGCTGCCTTGTGGCGTCAGATTGCCCTGCGCGTCGAGAATCCCCGCTGACGTCTTCCCGGTTTTGGGATCGAGCTTCTCGAAGGTCGGAAGCTGCGCGACGTCGTAACCGGCCGCCTGCAACGTTTGCGAGACCAGATTTGAGCAATCGATGCCAATTCCCGTCGCGCCTCGCCCGGTCGTAATGACCTTGGTTCCGTTGAAGTTCGGATAGGGGCCATAGACGTAGCCGGTTTGGAAGCGCTTCCTGGCAATGTCTACAAGATCGGTCACTTCGTCGTCTCCTTACTTGCCGAGCTCCAGGCGTTGAACGACGCCGGCATTGAGCTCATCGAAATACAGAACCGTGCCGTCCGATGTGATCCGCGCCCCGCCGGATATGAATTTCGCGGGCGGCATCGGCATCGATGCATGCGGCTGATCGACGAACTTCTCGTTGTCCTTGTCGGGCGCAGTACCGATGAAACGAACGGCTCCGTCGCCGTCCAGTACCGCCGTGAAAAAGTCAATCTGACTGACCGCGACAATATTGGTCAGGTACGCCACGCGGCTCGGTTCAGTCGAGCCATATTTCTTGGCGTTGACAGTCCAGACGCCCCATCGCCAAAGCTCACCGGACTTGGTGATGACGTAGGCGATCAATTGCACGTCGATCGCGCGAACCGGCGGAAGGCCGGCGATCCGCCGCGCGACAAAGCCGTTGGGCCCCGCGACATCTTCCCCGGGGGCTTGCAGCTGCACCGCAAGTCGTCCCCCGCCCCAGGTCCAGGCGCGCCCCTCGCGATCGATCGCGCCGCCTTGAGCATCGCCGGCCGAGATAAAGACCATCGGGACCGGTAGCGGGACGCGGGTCGGAGTCTTCACCAGACGCCGCTTGACTGGCTTGCTCGTAGGTGTGGGAAGCGCCGGCTGGCCGCTGATCAGGCCATCGCTGTCATCGCCCCACCCCCACACCGCGCCGTTGCGATCGAGCGCGAGATAACAGAGATTGTGCTGCGCGATCGCCACGATGTCGCGCAGACCAGCAATCCGATGCGCCGCGGGAAATTCGCAATACTCTTCTGGGCTGCTCTGAGGTCTAACGCATTTCGGCTCCCAGGTCAGCACCACGCCGTCGCGCCGCAGGGCCAGCTCGGTCGTCGTCGCCACGATGTTCTCCAGGCCTGGGATGACGCGCGGCCCCTTGGCATTTGCGACGTCCCAATAGGACACGACCCGCCCGTCGTCGCGCACGACGTTCAGGCCCCGGCGAGCTTCTCGAGCCGCGACCCAGACGGCCTTTCTTTCCTCGGCGAGCGCCGACGCGACCGAGATCGCAAGGAGGGCGACAACCGCGAGCGAGCGGAGCGCACCATTGCCACGTGAATTTTCGATCGATCTGCAGAGACCTGTCACCATGGCGTTCACGGGCTGCAATCCTTCTCTGCCTTGCGTCTGAGCGCGACGATCTCCATGCACCGCTCCGGCGTGCTGGCGTGCGATCCGCACGAATGATCGAAAAATAATGCGCCGTCGGCTCGCTCGGCAATTGCCGCGATGCGGCGTTCGATGACTGTGTAGCTTTGCAACCGAACGCCTCTACGTGTTGATTTCATCAGAGAATTGGTCCCGATGGCTTATCGGCCGCTCCGAGGGAGCTATCCACGCAGAAATATCTGTGATATTTTATTTCTATAAAAACTGAATGAGCACGCCATGCCGACCCGGCCCCGCCCTGCCCCCGCCCTTTCCGACGCCGCGCTGGTCGCGACCGCGCTTTGCCGCGCCGCCGAGCGGCTCGCCGTGAACAACAAGACGCTCGCACGTATCGTCGGCCTTTCCGAGGCCTCCGTCTCGCGCTTGAAGCGTGGCGATTTTCCGCTCGAGAACAAGCCGTTCGAGCTCGGCGTGTTGTTCCTGCGCCTGTTCCGCTCGCTTGATGCGCTCGCCGGCGGCGACGACGACGTGTCGCGGGCCTGGCTCGCGAACCCGAACAGCGCGCTCGACGGCAGGCCGATCGAGCTCGTCCAGTCGGTCGCCGGTCTGACGCATGTCATCGCCTACCTGGACGCGCGCCGCGCTCTCGTCTGAGGCGCGCCGCGTCGCCGGCACCGCGTGGCGCGCGGTCGAGGCGCAGCATCGCGTCTCGACCGCCAAGCTCACCGCCAATTTGGCCGAGCAAGAGCGGCTCGAGGCGCTGATCGAGGCGGCGAAACCCACGATCCCGCCCGAGTGCCGGCATCTGCACTATCTGCTTTCGACTCCGTTTCGCTATGGTGCGCCCTACCCGGTCGGCTCGCGCTTTCGCCGCGCCGGAATGACTGCCGGCGTGTTCTACGGCTCGAAGCTGGCCGTCACCGCGATGACCGAGATCGCGTTCTGGCGGCTGTTGTTCTTCGCCGAGTCACCCGCCACGCCGTGGCCGAAGAACCCGGGCGAGTTCACCGCCTTCGCGGTCGCCTTCGCAACACGGCGCGCGCTCGATCTGACGCGCGCACCGTTCGCCGCACACCGTGCCGTCTGGACGCATCCGACCGAATACGCACCCTGCCAGGTGCTCGCCGAAGAGGCGCGTGCCGCCGGCATCGAGGCGATCACCTATGCGTCGGCGCGCACCGCGGCGCCTGCCCTCAATCACGCGCTGCTCACCTGCCGCGTGTTCACCAAGAGCGAGGAGGTCGGACGGCAGACCTGGCGCATCCATTTCGGCGCGACTGGCGTGCGGCTGTTCTGCGAGATGCCGCGCGAGAGCCACGACCTGCCGGCCGCGCTGTTCGCTGCCGATCCGCGCATCGCCAAGATGCGCTGGGCGCGGTGATGACTGAAGCCTAATGCCGCCTTCCCATCAGCGCCTCGACCTGATGCGGCCGCGCGCCCAACAGCGCGTTGAAATCGGCTCCGACCATCTTGATCAGCGCCTCGTCCGAAAGATCGGACGCGGCGCCGCGCTCAGCGCGGGGGCAGCCAAGGCGCCAAAGATCCGAAGTTGTCAGACTCCTCGACTGGAGGAAGGAGACTCAGCGGATCGGGCGGCACCGTCGGCGCGCGAGAGCCGGACAACGGCAGCGAAGCAAGCACGGTCCGCGCGAGGAGCGAGTGGAACGACGGCGGCGAGGTCGCCGGCACTGGCGGCGCCGGTGCGTCGAGCGACGGCGACGAAGCAGTTGGATCGTCGTCAAGCGGGTAAGCGAGCGGACCGAACGAACGGGGTAGTGCCGGGCGGGCCGGAAGGGCAGTGTCGTTTGCTCGCGCCGAACTACCGTCCGCCAACAGGGTCGGCTGACCGCGGTCACCTGCGGATGTTCCGAGCGAAGGCCACGCTTCTGCGTAGGTCGTGGTGTTCGGCGCAGGCTGAACCGAGCCGTAGTCAACGGGCGCTGACGAGCCATTCGAAACGTACTTGTCAGGGTTTCGAAGACACTGCTCTTTCATCGCATTAAACGAGGAAGTTGCGTCAGTCTCTACTCTCTCTTGGCGCGCGCCGCTTATACCAAGGCTTTCCAAGGCGCCTGCCAGAGCATCACGCATTGCACCTTTCAAGCGCTCCGGATCGATGAGGCACGCATCCCGCGTGTTCAGGAATTGGAAATATCGATAGGCTACCCTGTCGTTTCCAAAATCTGGGTCACGGGGATTGGTTGGGCGATGCACCTCAACATAGCCATGAACCGTCACCCCATTGTCGTCAGTAACATCGAAATACCTCGTTGCCGATTGGGCCATTTGAATTCATCCTGGATTTGCGAGCTCTTCATTTAGGTATGGAGCTCCGGCTATCTCGCTTCTTCGCATCGCGGTGACAAAAACACGTATGGCTCACGGGCCAAGTCGCGGATGACCGTCAGCAAGTCAGGGTCGTGTAAGAACGAGTCGACGTCCCGGCAGAATTCGCCGTACTCAGCGTCCTCGTCTTTGCGAAGAGCAAGGCTAAACCAAGCGTCGGCGTCGGATATGCTATACGAAGAGCAGTGGATGCTTGCAATTGATGCAGGCGCGCCAACCCGGTCACTCGGAACGGATTCGCTCAGATTGCAAGAAAAGCGATTCCAAATCGGAAACTGCCTCAAATTATGGCCAATCGGCACTTTCAGCAGAACCAGAGCTGCGACACCAAAGCGCTCGCCGTCAAAAGAGAACGTCCCTGCTGGAACACGGGCCGATGGCGGGAGGTCGCTCGCCGGATTTGTTGTGATACCGGCCAAGTCGAAAATATCGAGCTGCCGCGGCGCTGGATCAATCGTCAGGCGGCCATCTCGGCGCGATTCTTCAAGCCACTGATTGAATTGGCCGAACGTCAGCTTGGCATAGTCGGTTTCATCGATCGAGTAGATTTCGTGGAGCGGTGATCCCGGTTTGTAGATCAAAAGAAACGCAAGACGTCGGGCCGCCTGGCTTGCGCCATATAGATCTCGAAGATGAGGGTTCACCAGGGATGCAATGAATTCCGCTGCCTTTGACCGCGCAACGATGAATTCCTGCTCGTCAATCGTCCCTCTCAAGACGAAATCGACGATCTGATCCCAGCACTCTGCACGCCGAGCAGGATTATACGGACTTGTGGTGAGATAGAATGCACGGTTGTTTTCACGGAGCAGTACATCAAAGCCGCAGGCGAGGCGGCGAGTCGAGCTCCAGGTCCAACGATTCAGTGCGTTATAGAGCACCTCCGCGTTGACGGTCTGCGCGCGAATTGACATTTCGGGCGATGGAGCCATTCGAACAATGAGCGCCTCAGATGGGGCTGGTGTCGGTCTGGGCTGCCCTTCTGAACCGCGTATCGGCACTGCCAACCCAATCAGCACGACGGAGAGCAATACGAAGCCCGTGCGCAACCGATCGCGAACAGCTCCGGCGTTGCGAGTGCTGGCGGGAGAACTGGACATAGCGCGCGCCCCAGGCAACAGGATTGGCGGCCGATATTGGACGGCACGGACGCGCGCCGCAACGCCGCGGGCGCGGCCCGAGGGGCTAAAGCGAGATGACTTATCTTCGAATCGTCATCTCGCTTTAGGTTATTGGTGGAGCATGATCTTTTCCGAAAACCGCCACCACACTTTTCGGGATCATGCTCTAACCCCTCCGTCCCATCAGCGCCTCGACCTGATGCGGCCGGGCGCGCAACAGCGCGTTGAAATCGGCCTCGCTCATGTTGACCAGTGCCTCGACCGAGAGATCGGACGCGGCGCCGCCGCTCGCGGACAGCGTCTTCGCGGCTGCCTGGCCGGCCTGCACGTTGCGCAACAGCTCGCCGGCGCTCGGCCGGGCGCCCCGCGCCGGCGCGGCGCTCGCGCCCGCATAGCCGAAACGCTGCGCCATCGCATACATCAGCTCGGCCGGGCTCTTGTTTGCCGCGAGCGCGCGCTGTACCAGGCCGCGCTCCTCGTTGCCGAGGATCCGGCGGACGTCGTCCACCCCATAGCCCTGATCGGCCAGCATCGCGGCGCGCGTGTTGAGCATATGGTTATAGGCCTGCGCGAAGTCCGGGGTCTTCTGCGCGAACACCACGGCGTCGCGCCGATAGGCCTCGCGCAGCGCGTCGGCGGCATCGCGCTGCGAGATCGTGTCGCGCGTCGCGCCGATCTCGCCGCGCGTATTGTTGAGCTCCCGCGCTAGCCGGTCGATCTGGCGGCCCTGCCAGCGCACGAAGCCAAAGATGTCCTGCTCGGGATCGGGCTGCGGATCCTCGCGCGGCGGCTCGCGGGTGAGCGCCTCGGCGAGCAGCTTGAGCCGCTCATCGCCGCGCGCGAATTTCTCACGGATTTCGGCGAGCTCGCGCTCGGCATTCTTCGCCCGATCCTCGGTACGCTTGAACTTGTGATACGAGACGCGCTGCGGCGGCGGCCGCTGCGGATCGGAAGACGCAAGGTCGGCCGCCGCATCGTCGGCCGCGTGCGCGGTGTCGGATTTCGGGTCGGGTTTCGAACCGCCCGCATCCGCACTGGCGCCCGGCTCGGCCGCCGGCACGTCCTCGTCGGCACTTGCGGCGTTCTCGGCGATCAACGCGTCGGCCTTCTCGCCGCCGCTTTCGAGATAAGCCTGCTCGGCGGGCGTGAGGGCATCGGCATCCGGCAGCCCGGACGCCCCAGGGGTGGCATCAGTCATGTGTCCTCGATGGCTGTTGAGGTCGTGAGATCAGATTCGCCCAGGCGCGGTATCACTACGGCGCCAGGCTGCCGAAGTTGGCAGGTGCGTCAGACCATCCGGGAACCAGACTGTATCCGGCACCCAATAGGCCGGCGCCGCTCGCGAGCAGGTTCGCGCTGTCTTTCTTCGCCGGATCGAAGTTCGCCCAGGGCACGCGCAGCTGATTGGCGTCTCGAACGATCACAATGTCTTGCGGTCCCCACGGCGTTTCGAAATTGCGGATCGTTACTGCGTCGTGCCCGCTATCAAAGGCCTCTTTTACCGTGGTGATGACGTTGTGCCGGTCCTCGTCACCCTTCAGAGTGATACGGGCTGGATTGTCCGCTCTGTGGACAAGCGGGTAGACTTGTGGCTCTCCTCCGCGTTGTTTGACGCGAAGTTCGGCAAAAGAGTTAGCGAGGCGTGGGTCGCGAGCCGTCGAGACTCCAGGCATCGTCGATGCATCAGCCGTGGTGGGAATGCTTCGATGAGTATCAACTCGAGGACAGTCGATGCCGCACAAATCCGATGATTCGACCCCACCCGTGGTAGCGGCAGACCAACTGGCGTCTCGAGATGCCCCCACACTGGCTGAGTGTCTGGATTACCAGATGATGCTCATGGATTTCTTGTTCGGAGGGCCGCTGACCGAGGAGGAGTTGCAGCGTTTCAAGGAACGAGGGCCAACCCTACTCAAGATCGAGCCAATGCCACCCACCGGCGAGCGACACCGCTCGCCCGCGAAAGATCAAAAGTCCTGAATCGGCCGCGCCGGTGCAGCGTCGGACGCTGCGCCCCGTGCATCCGCGGCGAGCTTCGCCGCTTTCGCCCGCTCTGTATCGATCTCTGCGGCCTGGCGCATCGCGTCGAGATGCTGCGCGAGCCCTTCGGCGCCGCGCGAGGCGAGCATGTGCTGTGCGGCGGCGATGTCATACAGCGCGGTCGCATGCGAGGCGCCGGCCTTGGCGCTCTGCATTGCGGCCGCCGATTGATCCTTGTTGATCGCCGCGACTTTCGCGGCGTGCGCGAGCGCCTGCGCCTGCTGCGTCTGCGGTGACGGCGGCTTTGCCAGCACCGTCTCGATCGCGGCGATCAGCCGCGACGGCAGCGGCGAGTAGCGCAGCAGCTCGACCAGCAGCGCGGGGTTCTGCGCGAGCTGATCGCGAAACATCGGGATCATCGGCGCGATGATCGCCCAGTTCGCCTGCTTCTGGTTCGGCGAGGACGGCGTGTCGTCGACCACGACGTCGTATTCGCCCGCGGTCTTGTCCTTCAACAGCTGCACGCCGCGCGCGCCCTCCGGCCCGGTGACGCGGATGAGCCGCCCGTCGGAGAGATAGTTTTGGATGTAATAGAGCCGGATGCGTCCGACCTGCTTGCGGAAGCGCCGCAGCGAATCGAACATCGTCGCCAGCACCGTCATGCCGGCCTGCTTGCGCTGCGCCTCGAGAATGCCGGGCTGCATCACGTCCTTCTGCCCGAGCAGCTCGAGATTGATGCCGGTGACGTCGCGCAGCGATGAGATCGCAAACTCCAAGAGCTGATAGAAACCCTGCGGGAACGTCGCTTGCGGCTTCGGCGCCCATTTCGGGCCCGCGCCGGTGAGCGCATTGCCGAGCGCGCCCTTGCGCATCCAGGTGATCGCGTCGGGCTTCGCGTAGGTCTCCTCGGCCTGGCGCTGGTCCTCGAACGCGTCGGGCTCGGCCAGGATGCCGCCCTTGGCGTTCGCGTTCATGATGTGCAGCGTCTGCGAGAGCCACTTGTTGGCCCATTTGGCCGGATCGCGCATGATGCGGATCAGGCCAAACCAGGTGCCCTTCATCTTGTCGAGCTGGCCGGTGATGCACGCATAGGAAAAACGATCGGGCAGAGGCGCGTCGCCGCATTCCAAGACCTCAGCCCCGATGAAGGCGCGCTTGTAGCGCAGCACGGCGATCTTCTGTGCCGTGAAGCTGATGCCGAAGGCGGCGCCGCGCGCGCTCAGCAGCGCGTATTGCGCCTCGGTCAGCTGGGTCAGGGTATCGGTCTCGGGATCGGCCGTGAGCCACATCGGCTCGCGCTCGAACCATTGCCGTTCGAGCACGTGCACCTCGTCGCGCTCATCGACGCCGGCGACGTTCTCGTCGCGCTTCCACTTCTCCTCGAGCGACTTCTGCGGCTCCTCCGGCACGTCGCCGACCGCCCAGCGGGCGTCGAGCTGCAGCCGGGTCTTGCCCGGGAACAGCGCGCGCGCCTCGCCGAGCGCCATCTTGCGCAGGCGCCAGATGCGCCGCGCATCGGCGAGGTTCTTCTTTCGCGCTGATCGGTCCCAATACATTTCGAGCGGATCGACCTGCGCCTCGACATAGAGCCCCTGCCAGTCGCGCTCATAGTCCATGCGGTT